TCAGGCGGCGTGCCGGGGTTCGTCGTCGGAATCGTCGATGTCGTCGGTGGTCTGTCCCTTGTACAGGTCGGGCAGACTAATGAGCGTGCTTTTCGGCACGGAGCCCATGCCGATGTTGACCAGCCACGCGTTGACGGCCGGAACGCTCATGATCCGCGACAGCACGCCGGCGACGGCGGTCGCGCCCGTGCCGATGGCCGCCAGCGTCACGCCGAGGTGGCTGGACGGGTCCGCGCCGACCGCGGCCGTGATCTGCACGACCGTCGGCGCGGCGACGATGAATCCGACCGAGGCCTGCGCGACGGTGCGGATCACACGCTTGCTCTTGTACCAGATGTCCTGCACCTGGCCGCCGTTGTCGCCGGCCATAGCCGTGAGGATGGCGAGCATCTCCTCCTCGGTCAATGGTTCGATGCCGGGGATGGGCGATTCGGTCACGGGATGGGAGGCCGTGGTCTCGGCCGTGGTGTTGGTGGTGTCCGTCATGGTGTTTGTCCTTTCTGGTTAGCGGAGGGCCTGCTGCAGGCGCGTGTACCAGGGTGCGGTCTTGCTGCCGAGTTTGAGGCTGGGCAGTCTTCGCCCGCAGGCCTTGGCGACCTGTTGGAGGGCCTTGACCTGGTCGGGGTGGGTCAGGTCGTGGCATTTCGTCCCGTCGAAGTAGACGAGCCGGTTTTCGCCGTTGGGTTGGATGATGCATTGCATGGTGTCGTCGTCTCCTGTCTGTGATGGTTTGCTGCTGTTGCAGGCGGGCGGACGGAAGTATCCCGCGAACCCGTCGTCGTCGTAGGGCGCGTGCACGCGGATCTCCTGCCCGGTCTGGTCGCCGTACGCGCCTCCCGACGCGCCGTTGAACTCGTTCATCCATGCCTCGACGCGGGCGTTCGAACCGATGTAGATGGCCGTATGCCCCGTCTTCCACAGGATGTCCCCGCGACGGATGCCGCCCATGCCCTGATGCCACGTGTATCCGAGCGCGGGCAGCGTCGCATGCATGTTGCCGGTCCACAGCCAGTCGGGCATGGGATAACCCGCCTGCCGGAACGCGGCCTGCACGAGGCTTGAGCAGTCGTAGTCGATGCCTCCCATCCTGTGCGGCTGGTCGTAGCCGTGGGCCGGATCGTTCGCGATGCGTATCGCCCATGTGACGGCCTTCTCAAGATTCGCCATCACCGTCCTCCTTTCCAGTGATCGATAATCATTGCTGATAGTTCCAGTCGCCGCCGGTCTCGCGGCGCACGTAGTCCTGTTTCAAGGCCTCGTAGCGTGCGCTTCCGTAGCCGTTGCCGCCGAGGTCCAGATACTCCTTGCCCGCTTCGAGCTGGCGTTCGTGCTGGGTCCGGTACCGGGTGTGGGCGAACAGTTCGAGCCGCAGCACGTCGAGCCGCAGGTCGCGCCGATCCCGTTCGCTCGCTTCGAGCCGTTCGAAGTCCCGGTCCAGTTTTGCCTGCAGGTCGCGTATCGTCGCGGAGGACGCGAGCGCGGCGTCGAGGTCCTCGCGTGTGATGGTCATGTCCCGCCGGTCGATGCGGCGCAGAATCCATGCGGCGAGCGTGCCTGTGGCGCCGGACCCGAGCACGAATCCGGCGAGCGTGACCCATACGGGCAGTGTCTCGGTCAACGGCGGACCTTCTTTCTGGGATAGTGGGAATCCCATACGCTTCCCCGGCCGGGCCGGCCGTATGGCGTGTGGGATTAAGGAAGACGAGGAAAGGACCTTCGATGACGTTGGATGATTTCTGGCCCCGCTGGTGGGCGTCATGCAAGATGCTGCGGGAGAGCACGCTGATCGGCTACGAAAGCGCCTACCGACTCCACCTGCGGGAGACGTTCGGCCATGTGCCGCTCGACGCCATCACCGTCGAACGTGTGGAATCCTGGGCGGCGGCCTATGCCGACCGGCCGGGCGCGTGCCGCAAGGCGTGGGCGGTGCTGCGCTCCATGCTCCGCAAGGCCGCGAAATGGGGCGTCATCGCCTACGATCCGTGCTCGGCCGGCGTCGGCCTGCCCAGTCCGAAACCATACGAGCCGAAGACCATCGGCATCCGAGATGTGAAAAGGATGCTCCGGCACTTCCACGGACACCGTATCGAGGCGTATGCGATCGTGTCCGCGGTGCTTGGCCTGCGGCGTGGCGAGGCGTGCGGCATCGAATGGGAGGACATCGACCTGCGCAAAGGACAGGTGCGGATCCGTAGAAGCGTCCAATACGTGCACGGCCGTACGATAACGGTGCAGCCGAAGACCCGGCTGTCGCACAGGACTCTTCCCCTGCCACGGTTCGTCGTGGAACGGCTCAGGCAGATACGCAGGACCGTCCACGGCAGGGGCCGGTTGACCGGCACGCTGACGCCGCTGCAGGTCGCGCGACGGTTCCGGAGCCATATGCGGCTTATCGGGCTCGGCCACATACCGCCGTCGAATCTGCGTCACTCGTGGGCCACCAACGCGCTGACGGCCGGCGTGGATCTGAAGGTCGTCTCCGCGATGCTGGGCCATTCGGACATCGGCACGACCGCGAAATACTATTTGAGGCCCACATGGGATGTGTACCGGCAGGCCATGAAGACCATAGGCGCGAGCATCCTGAACGCGTGACCGGCATTCCCTATCCCACGCGGATGATGCCACGTCGAAGCTGAGCACGCGGGTTTCCCAGCATGACCGTGATCTCGCCGCCATGCAGCGGCGTGTGGTTACGGGCATGACCGTCGTCACCCAGCCGACCGCCAAGGGGTATGCGCCCCTGTGGACGCTGGCCCAGTTCCGGGCGAAGTTCGGCGTCGACTGGCAGGACGGATGCACCGTCGTGGTCACGAACGGCCACTGGGAGGCCAACACCATCATCCCTATCGGGACCCGGTTCGTGAAGGACCCCGGCCGTATCGACGTGATGTTCAGCGCCAACAGTACGGCCCCTATCCGCATCAACTGGACGGTGCTGTTGCCCAACACATAGCATTCCCTATCCCAGACGCAAGGTGATCTGAACCAGACGCGTGCCGAGGTGGCGGCGTTGAAGACGAAGCCGACTCCCGTTTGGCAGTCCGACAGCATCGGCGTCACCCGGAACGGCATACCCGGCACCAGCGGCAAGACGTTCGCCGTGACATGGCCCAAGCCGTTCAAGGGCACGCCGGTCGTGGTCGTCAACCCCAAGGACTCATGGCTCATGGCAAGCGTCAGCGACGTGACCGCGACCGGATGCATCCTCTCCCTGCGCAACTATTCATCCTCGTCCAAACCCAGCGAGGAGATGCGGCAGGAGGTGTACGCATACGGGGAAATCGCCTAGAGCACGGTCCTGAACGCCACCCAGTTGATACGCACGGGCTGCACGCCGGCTATCCAGTCCTGGTTGACTTCGTTGCGCAGTCGGCAGCGGAACCGGCTCGCCGTGACGTCCCACGGCAGGGGCAGGCATCGTTTGCCCAACGCGTCGGTCATCTGGTTCGGCATCAACTGGTAGAACACGGCCACGGCCGTGCTGTTGAACGGGTTGGCGATCAGGCAGAATCCTTCCTTGTCGCATGAGCCGATGTACGTTCCCGTCTTCACGCGGCCCGTGAGCGCGGCCAGACTGCGGTCGTGCTCACCGATGCGTGTGTTCAGTTTGCTGGCGTAATCATCCGTGTGGGATAGGGAATCCCAGACGGCGGACATGGGTTGCATGAGGTTGAACAGGGGCACGGGCTTGCCGATGGTGATGCCGTCCAACGGGATCCGGTACAGGGGCATGTCGTAGGTGGTGCCGCCGTTCCACATGCTGGTCGTGTTGAGCGCGGGGTCGGCGGGGGTGCCGGTCGTCGCGGTGCCCTTGACCACGACGAGCCGGGCGGATTCCACGGAGTCGGAGCCCTTCTCGTAGCGGCATACGATGAGGTCGCGGCGTTTCATGCCCTGCGCGCCGTTCGTGATGATGAGGTCCACGCCCGCGTCGTTCGACGCATGGTAGCCCTGCATGACCAGTTCGCCCGACCCGATGGTGACCTTGTTGGCGGACACCACGGTGATGGCGAACCTGCTGCCGCGGTCGAGCACGTAGTCGTCGGGCCCGATGATGCCGGCCTGAAGGCCGGCTGCCTGCGCCGCGGTGACGTGCGGCGTGCCCGCGTGCCCGGTTGCCAGACTCATTGTCATGACCGTCCTCCGTCCATCCATGTCTTGAAGTCGGTGTCCGCGTTCTTGAGCCTGTCGACGTACTGCCCGTGGCAGTCGGCGCACAGCAGGTAGTCGTGCTGGGCGCCGTCCGAGTCGAAGCGGGCGATGCTCCACCATTCCTTGAAGCCTTCGTCGTCCTGTCTTTCGAAGTACTTCAGCGTCTGGCAGCGGTCGCATTGCATGATGGTGCAGTTGTCCTTGCGCGCCATGTCCCTCCTTCCTATGAGGCCTCGTAGTCGACGCTGAGCACGCCGCGCGAGGCCTTGACTATCTTCTTGGTCACGGTCGCGTTGACCGTGATGCCGGTGATGTTGTCGCGTGCGGTCGCGGTGTCGCCCACGTCGAGCATCGGCGATGTCTGGTCGCGGATCGTGACGGACACGTCGCCTTCGGATTGCAGCTCCTCCAGCTTCTCCCTGGTGTTCTTGGCGAGTTCGTCGGCCTCCGCGTTGCTGTAGTCGTAGGTCTGCGTGATCTCGTCGACGCCGGTGAGGGTCTGCCGCTGGCTGACCCTGCCCGACGCGTCGGCGTACCAGTGGGACACGACGCGGTCCTTGAGGTCGCCCTTGCCGAGCCCGATGAGATGGTTCACGGGCCTCCATGTGCGGGTCACGTCGAAGTCGAGCAGGTCGGAGTCGATGGCGTCGCCGTAGTGGCCGATGGGCTCGGCCCATGTCTCCACGTGCCCGGACCGGTAGGCGAGCCGTAGCTTCAGCCCCGATGCGGCGCACATCTTCCGCATTCCCGTGTACGCGTCCACATACCGGTCGAACTGGTAGGCGGCGATGGTGTGCGCCTCGCCGTCGGGCGCCGCCACGGCGGTGAACAGCGGGCCCAGCCCGATGCGGTCCATGAGCGACGAGATCACCGTGCGCGAGTCGCCGGACACCGTCAGATAGTCCTGTCCGACGTCCGGCTGGATGATCTTGCCGGCGAGGATGCCGTGCCATGTGCGTCCGGAATAGGTCAGGACGCTGCCGCCACGGTCGAGCTTGTCGCGCAATCCGTCGACGATGCCGCCGCATTCGGACCCGTCGAGGTAGACGTACGCGCCCGATGGTATGACGCGCCCGATGGTGAGTTCGAAGTCGTTCTCGTCCTCACCCCACGCGCAATCGAGCGTGTAGTCGTCCACGGCGGCATGGTCCACGTGGGCGGCGTCGGTGATGATGAGGTCTACGCCCATGGCGGTTCGCTCTCCTCCTCCCACACGGTCAGGTCGAAGCCGAAGCCCTTCCATTGGACCGTGTTGTCGCCGGGCGGGATCGGCTGGAAGATGTATTCGCCGCCGTCCAGCCCGCTGCCGCGCCGTCCTTTCGCGAACACGTCCGTCATGTCGCCGTTCTCGGCCGTCATGACGATGGTCCGGCGGCGTCCGACCGTGGTTATGGTCACGTACGCGCCCGAGGGGATGTCCATGTCCAGCCGGTACGTGTTGCCGCCGATGACGATCTGCGGATTGACGGCGGGGCCGAATATCGTCATCGTGAACGGCATGGGGGTGAGCATCGGGTTCGACGAGGCCGCATGCCTCGTGGTGGGCAGGTAGTCGTGCGGATAGTCGTGCGGATAATCGAGGTCGAGGCCGGGCTGCAGGTCGTCGCTCCAGAAATGCTGGACGGGCAGCGGCCGCCGCCACACGCCCTCGGCCAGCACGACGGTGAGCTTCTGGCGGATGATGGTCGGGCTGATGTCCTCCGCCTCGGCCTTGACCACGTAGGCCGTGGCCTGCCATCCGTCCGCGTCCAGTATGCCGGGCGTATGGTTCGCCACGTCCGCGTCGAACAGGCGGCGCGTCCAGTCGGCGAGGTCGGGACGCCGATGATAGGTGAGTTCCAGACTCACCTCGCGCGCGTCCCGCGTCACGCCCGACAGGTCGCGGTATCCGAGCGTGTACTCCCATGCGCGGCCCCGGATGCCCTCCGCCGTCTGGGCGTAGATGTCCGGGCCGCTCATGCCGATGGTCTCGCCGTTCGTGGCGCACACGTATTTAAGCGACTGCATGCCTGCGCACCATCCTTCCGAATTCACGACCGTCGACCTCAAGGCCCATGTCCGACAGGATCCGCGGCAGGTCGGCATGCAGGGAGACGAGCTCCTCCAGCAGCATGCGTTCCACGTCCGTGCCGGACTCCGCCTCCTGCCGTGCCGTCATGGGCACGACCATGGGTTGGACGCTGGCCTGAAGACGCGAGTTCATGCCGGCGAGCGCGTCGTCTACGATGTCGGTGCTGCGGGTGACGCCTTCGCCGATGCCGGCGCCGATCATGAGGCCGACCTGGTCGCGGAACACTCTTGAGGGCGAGTGGATGCCGAGCGCGTTCTTGGCGGCGTTGATGGCGCTGGAGGCGATGCTCTTGGCGGCTTCGACGACTTGGCCGACGGCGTTGCGGATGCCTCCGGCGAGGCCGGCGACGATGTTCGAGCCCGCGCTGGAGAGCCAGCCCGCGGCTCCGCTGAACGCGCCGGTGATCTTGCCTTTGATGCCGCGGACCGTGTTGACGACGGCGTTGATGCCGTTGCTGGCGGCCGAGCGCAACCCGTTCCAGATGCCGGTGAAGAACGATCTGATGCCGTTCCATGCGGACGTCCAGATGCCGCGGATGGCGTTCAGGCCGCTGCCTATGGCGGTTCTGATGCCGTTCCAGATCGCGGTGAACACGCCTTTGATGCCGTTCCATACGGCGGTCCAGATGGCTTTGATGACGTTGAGTCCTCCGCTGATGGCCGCTCTGATGGCGTTCCAGATGCCGGTGAATATGCTTCTGATGGCCTGCCATATGCCGGAGAATATCTGCTGGATGCCCGACCATGCCATCTGCCAGTTGCCGGTGAACACGCCGGTGAGGAACGTGATGACGCCCTGGAGGATGGTCACGACGCCTTGTATGGCGCCGATGATGGCGGTGATGACCGGGGTGGCCACGCTGATGATGGTCTGCACGACGGCGGTGATGACGGGGATGAGAGCGGTGATGACGTTGACGATCGCCGTTATCACGGGGATGAGCATGCCGACCAGTGTGGTGATGATGGTCGTGACGACGGGCAGGAGCGCGGCCATCGCGGTGGCGATGGTCTGGATGACCGGGGCCAGCAGGCCGATGAGCGTGGTCGCGAGCTGGATGATGACGGGCACGATCTGCATGACCACGCCCATGATGGCGGTGATGACGGGTACGAGCAGGCCGATGAGCGTGGTCGCTATCTGCGTGATGACGGGCACGAGCTGGCCGGCGAGCTGCATGACGACGGGCATGAGCTGGCCGATCGCCGTCGATATCTGCGCGAGCATGTCGGCGACCATGGGCGCGGTCTGCTCGAACGCTTGGGAGAGCGCGTTGCCGAGCTGGCCGAACGCGTCCATGAGGGCGGGCAGTTGGGCGATGATGGGCTGCATGGCCTGTGTGAACAGTCCGCCGAACTGCTGGAGCACGGGGGCGAGTGACGAGCCGATGTCGCCGAGCGTGGTGAACAGGTTCTCCACGAGGCTTTGCAGTACGGGCAGCACGGCCTGCCATGCGGCCTGCACCTGCTGCCAGAGCGGCTGGAGGAACTGCATGAGCGACTGCCATGCCTTCTTGCCGGTCTCGGTCTGGGTGAAGAACACGGCGAGCGCGGCCGCCACCGCGGCGACGGCTATGGCGACGATGCCCCAGACGCCGAGGGTGCCGGTCAGTGCCGCGCCCATGCCTGCGGCGGCTCCCCTGAGCGCGGTGAACATGGCCTTGCCGGAGGCGATGGCCTTCTGCGCGTTGGCGACGAGGGTGAGGTTTCGTGCGTAGGCTTTGAGCGCCGCCGTCGCGCCGCCGAGGTCCTGCATGAGCATGAGGGCGCGGCCGGCTCCCTGGGCTCCTCTGGTGACGGCGTCCATGGTGCCGGTGAGGGCCTTCAGCCCGTTGCCGACGGCGCTTATGCCGGCGGATGCGCCCTTGAACATGAGCAGGGCGGTGACGGCGGGGACGACGACGGGGGCGATGGCCTCGGCTCCGTGGGCGATGAGGTCCAGCGTGGTGGCGATGGCCTTGATGCCTGTGGCGATGGTGTCGGGCGGGATCATGCCCGACCAGTCGATAAGGGTGTTCTGGATGGATGAGACGAGGGTCCTCACGGTGCCGACGGCCGCGTTCCATGCGCTTTGGAATGCGGCGATGGCTCCGTTGTCCTCAAGCCTCGCATACATGTCCATGGCGGCGGTCTTCAACCGGTCGAACAGGGAGACGGCCGCGGGGATGGCCCCCGACAGGCCCTGTTCGAGGGCCGCGCCGACCTTCTGCATGGCGGGTTTGGCGGCGGCGGTGAACCCGTCGATGAGGGGGATGGCCTGATTGAACAGTTCGCGCAGGCCGTTGAGCACGGGCGCGGCGATGGTCTCGCCGGTTCGCGACAACGCGGCCTTGACGTTGGCCAATGCGCCGGTGAACGTGGTGCCGGCCGCCTGCGCGGCTCCGCCCAGCCCCTGCTGCATGGCGTCGGCGAACGTCTGGAAATCGATCTTGCCGGCGGAGACCATGTCGCTCACCTCGGCACTGGTTTTGCCGAGGTGCTTGGCGAGCAGTTGGAGGACGGGCACGCCGGATTCCATGAGCTGGAGCATGTCGTCGCCCTGGAGCTTGCCTCGTGCGGCGACGGATCCGAAGATGGTGCCCACGTCGGTGAGGCTGCGGCCGGAGATCTGGGCGGTGTCGGCGACGGTCTTGAGCACGTTGGTCATCTGCGTGCCGCTTTTGACGCCGGACGCGCTCAGGGACGCGGCGACGGTCGCGGCGTCGCCGAGGCCGAAGGCGGTGCCCTTGACGGACTGCAGGGCGCTGTCCATGATGCCGCTGATGCTTTTGGAGTCGTGGCCGAGGCCCTTCAACTTGGCCTGCGCGTTCTCGATGTTCAGGGCGCGGTCGAAACCGCCCTTTGCGGCGAGGCCGACGAGGCCTCCCGCGACGGTGGCGACGGCTCCGAGACCGAGTTTGCCGACGCCCTTGAACGCGGTGCCGAGACGGCCGAGCAGGCTGGTGCCGCCTGATTTGGCGGCGGTGTCGATGCTGCCGGTCAGATCGCCTTCGAGCTTCCTGCCGAAGCCCTTGCCCGAGGGGGCGACCTCGATGTATACGGTGCCGATGTCCTGTGCCATCGGGTCGCCTCCTTGCGGTGTAGCGCTATTCGGTTATGTGGTATCGCTCCCTGAGCCGTTGGCGTCGTCGGAGCCGTTCGGCGCGGCGGCGTGGGTCCTCCATGGGTTTGGCCCGCAGCGGGTCGGGCGCGTCCTTCCATGGCCGCCAGCCGCGTCTCCTGACCCGTTTCTCCATTTCCAGGCCGTCCCATAAGGCGATTTCGGCGCCGGTGGGAGTGTACGACCATCCGGCCAGGGCGGCGTAGCTGTTGGACGTGTGGTCGCGCAGGATCTCGCGGGTGAGCTCCCATGCGAGGCCGACGCCCATGTTGCCGCGTGGTTTCGCCTCACGTGGCGCGTCGAGCCACTGGAGCAGGGCCGCGGGCCTCCATATGAGCCCGTAGCGGTTGAGCCAGTCGGCGGCTAGCGCGCCGTGGTGGCTCTGGTGGAGGACGAGGAGGACAGCTGTTTTGGGTCGAGGCCCGAGCCCTCCGCCCAGCCGCGCATGATGGCGCTGATCCAGCCGAGCGGGTTGCCGGCGCGGCGCAGACGGTTCCACAGGTCGGGTTTCATCTGTTCGAGGTAGGCGAGGAACACGGCGGTGGCGTGGAACGTGTCCTCCTCGCTGAGCGCGACCTTGCTTTTGATGATGAGGACCACGTTGACGAGTTCGATGGGCAGGTCGGCGCTGTTGAGGTTCGGCAGCGTGACGGTGGTGTCGAGGCCCTTGAGGCTCAGGGTCACGTCGGGCAGACTCTCCCGGCTTTCGTCGATGTCGGGTTCGATGATGATGGGCTTGTCGCTCATGGCGGTCTCCTTGATGCTTTGTGTGGTTGTGCGGCGGTCTTGGATGTGCGGGAGGTTCCCCTTCCGCGCGGAGACCGCCATCCACGCGCGGGAGGGGAAGCATGGGTCAGGCGCCCGCGGCTGCGGTGACGGTGACGGGCACCGCCACGGATTTGTCTCCGGCGGTGACGGTGACCGTCACGGGCTTGCCTGTTTCGGTGGCGGCCTTGCCGGTCACGGTGACGGTGGCGCCCTCGACGCTTGCGGTGGCCTTCGTCTCGTCGCCGCTGGACACGGCGAGCTTCCAGCCGGTCGCGTTGTCGGGCTTGACCGTCACATTGAACGTGCCGGACTCGCCGGCCTCGACGCTCAGCGTTTCGGGCGTGGCGGTCAGTCCGGTGACGGCGGTGGCGAGGCCTGCCATCTCGGCGGCGAGCAGCCCGTACACGTGGAACTGGTAGCCGTCCGCGGCCTTGAAGAACTTGAACGTCGCGTTGAACGTGAGGACCTCGGTGCTCACCATCGTCATGTCGTCGCGGTCGGACACCTGCGCCTTGCCCGCGCACAGGACGATGGGGTTGCCGTACTGGTCGAGGCAGGCGAGCACGAGCCCGTACTGGCGGTTCGTGGTCGCGTCCCTGACATGGAACGCGCCGGACTCGTCGGCCGTGACGCCGAAGTACGCCTCCGCGATCGAGCGGCGGCATTCGATGCCGGGGATCTGCAGCGTCCAGTAGCCGGGATCCTGCTCGCTGACGACGATGTCGCCGTTGTGGGCCTTGATCTCGGTGTCGTCGCCGGGTTCGGGATGCAGCACGGCGCCGTCCTCGCTGTTGTACCCCACGGGGCGGGCTCCCTGCGGCGGCTGCCATTCCTCGTTCGTGGGCGGTTCGAACTCGCCCGTGTCGAGCGGGAAGAGGTACAGGGCGTAGTCCTTGACGAGTTTGACCAGGTCGGCGTTGTTGCCGCTGGTGATGTAGCTGGTATCGGCCATGACGGTCGTCCTTTCGGTTGGATGGATGCTTTGGGGTTTTCACACGGTGGACACGGTCAGCAGCAGCACGAGGTAGGCGCATGTGACGCCGTCCTCGTCGCTCAGCCGTATGGGCCCGCTGTCGAGGCCGGCGGAGACGACCAGATACGGCAGGTCCGCTCCGGTGAGGTAGGTGGCGATGAGGGAGGCGAGGCGCTGCGCGGCCGCATAGTCGCCCGTGCCGTCGCCGCGCCGTACCCACACGCTCACGCGCAGTCGCACGTACTGGCTGACGGGCGTGGCCGGCTGCTGCGGCTCGGCGACCATCACGCATTCGCGCTCCGGGTTGTCCCTGCTCCGGATGCCGCCGAAACTCACGTCGGGGAATCGTTCGCGCAGCAATGGCAGCAGATACGACTCCACGCGCCGGGGACGGACGGGAGGATGGAACACGCTCATGCGCTCACCCCTCCGAGCATCCGGGTGAGCGTGCCGTGCACGCGCTCCACCGGAGCGGGACAGGTGGCGACCACGTTCGCGCGGTCGGTGTCCTCGTTGCGCCACACCGTGATCCGGTCGTCGCCGGCCGCCTGCGCCTCCATCTGCTCCTGCACGTCGTCCATGACCGGTTGCACGGCACGGTGCAGCACCTCCTGGCTGAACGCGCCCCGCTTGAGCACGACCCTGACTTTTTTGGGCATAGGCCTATCCCTCCCTGAGTTTCACGGTGACGACGTCGCCGACGTGCCGGCCATGCACGTCCCGCCATACGGCGGGCACGCCGTCGACGGGCACCCGTCTGCCGCGCACGCCGATGACGTCCGTGTCGAGGATGCCGGTCGGCTCGTCGCCTCGGATGTAGACGGCATGGTCCACGACCACGCCGGACGAGGATTCGGACGGGGTCTCCGGCGTGGAGACCGGGGCCACGAGCCCGTCGAAGCTCGCGACGAGCTCCAACGGCCCCTGCACCCGGTTGCCGTCCTCGTCCTCCGTCGCCTCGCCACGGTATACGTCGATGCGTTCCATCAGCCGGCCACCTCCCCGCTGGCCATGTCGATCGAGAACGCGCGCTGGCCGCCCAGGCCGAGGATCCGCAGATAGGAGTCGCTCCACCGCAGGAATCCGTCCGGACTGGCCCAGCTGTAGGAGTTGGTGAACGGCCCGGTGGTCTCGGTGGACTGGGTCACCCCGTCGGGCACGCCCGAGACCTGCTGCTGCATGGCGGTGCGCACCATCTGACAGCAGATCAGGTTCAGCCTGCGGGAATGGGACGCCCACCATGAGGGGTCATGGGTCTCGGGATATACGGCGACGTGGGCGCGGACGATCTCGCTCGCGTCGGCGAGCAGTTCATCGGCCTGCGCACGCTCGGAATCGGTGAGCGCGTGCCATCGGCGTTCCAGATCCCCGTGCGTGGCCAGAGGCCCCGCATCGCCGCCCATGCCCGGGTCGATATCATCCTCGTCGGCCATGGTCGGCTCCTTTCATCCGATTCGGGTGAGTATTGGCGTGATGTCCGCGTCCAGGGCGTCGCCCACGTCCATGTCCGCGACGATGACGGCGAGATGGCTGCCGGCGGGCAACGCGAGCTCGGGCGTGGAGACGCTGTCGAGGCCGGGCACGTCGCGCGACCCGTTCGGGTAGACCACGGCCCGGACGCGAGGATCCGTCGACTCGGCCGACAGCCGGTATACGCCCGCCTCCAAAGCCATCCACGTGCCGAAGTGCACGTATGTGAGCGTGGCCGTGCCGCGCAGCCGCCACACGCCCGGCATGGGCGAGGTCAGCGCCAGTCCCGCGCCGCCGGCGACGTTGGGACGCGTCCACCACAGGTTCGCTAGGCTTTTGGGGCCATGATCCCGGCCGCCACCAGGGCGTCCCTCAACGCGATGAACTCGGCCTTCGTGGGGGCGTCGCCCGCCGGGTCGGCCACGTAGGCGGCCTGTTTGACGCCGCCGATCGCGGCGGCGGAGGCCGCGGGCAGCGTGTACGCGTCGGGGATGACGCCGTCGGCGAGCTTCGCGGCCGTGACCTGCTTGTCGGCGATCGCGGACGTGTTCACGCAGCCGGCCTTGAGCATCGAGGTGGTGATGCTGCCGGACGGCGGCGTGACGGAATCGTCCACGAAGTCGAAGCCCGAGCCGTCGGCCTTGACCCTGACCATCTTGGAATGGCCCGTGCCCGCGTCATAGCCCGACAGGGACGCCGGCGTGACACTGCCCACGGCCGGCGCCGCATCGGCGCCGCCGGTGATGTCGATGGGGTTACCGTCCGCGTCGACGAACACGGCACTCATGATGCCGTCATAGGGTGCGATGAATTCGTCTGCCTGCGCTGCAGGCAGCGGCATGATCTTGATGGCCATGTTCCACCGTCCTTACTTGGTGAGGAGCACGAAGCGGTTGATGTCGCGCACGCGGAATCCGAACTCCATCTCGATGCGCACCGCGAACATGTTCTTCTCCCACAGGTTGACCGGCTGGCCGTCGATGGTGATGGTCGACTGGTCGGACACGCTGGTCTGGATGCCCTCGGGAGTGCCCCATGCGGCGGATGCGAATTCGCCGGCCACGCCCACGATCTCGGGGCGTGCGGGCGGGTTGCCGTCCGTGCCTGCGGCCTGCGCGGGCACGTGCACGCCCTTGCTGATGTAGGTGGGGTTGCCGAGCACGGTGCTCACGTCGGAGCCGGATGTGCCGTTGAGGAACAGTGGGCGGCCGTTGTTGTCGGTCGTCTGGCGCAGGATCGAACGGCCCTGCGGGCTCAAAGCCCAGCCGTCGACGGTGCCGTCGGCGTCGGTCACCCTGTCGTCGGCGTCGTTGAGGCTCTTCCACACGGTCTTGCCCAGCTGCACCTGCGGCGCGTCGGCGAGCGTGTCGAAGTCCGCGCCCGGCTTGTCGCCCAAGCCCATGATGGTCTGGTCGATCTTGCGGGCGATCGCGCCGGGCCCCTTGGCGACGATCTGCGCGTACAGGGCCTCAAAATCGCGGCGGAACTGGTTCGAGAACGGCAGGATGACCGCGATGGTGTACGGCACCATGTCCTTCTTGGAGAAGCCGACGCCGCTCTTCGGCTTGACCGTGCCCTCGGCTACCCAGTCGGCTTCCGGGTCGCCGGTGATGATGGGCACTCGCACGCCCTTGCCCGGCAGGTTGACCTGCGGGACGAGCTGCATGAACGCGCTCTGGTAGGTGGCGTTCTGCCAGATCTCCGCCTGGGTCTCCGGGGTCAGGTCGAGGCCGGTGGTTTTACGGTTCATAGTCGGATCGGCCATGATATTCGCTCCTTTCGAGCTGGTTGTTTTCGGTGAGGTTGTGATTAGTAGCCGGCCTTCTCCATGGCTTCGGCGAAGGCTTTGGCATTGTCGCGCGGCGTCTTGCCGGAAGCCTCGGTGCTGCGCGCCTGATCAAGCCGGGCGTACGGGCGAAAGACCTGCATGAGCTTCTGCGCGTAAGCGTCGATCTGCTCCTCGTCATCGCCCACGGCGAGCACGGTCGGGTCCGCGATGCCGTACTTCGCCGCCACCGTGGATCGGATGGCCGTGAGCTTCCGCTCGTGTTCGGCGTGTTCGACCTTGGTGCGAAGCTCCTCGGTCTCGGCCTTGGATTTCTCCAATTCAGACTGGAGCGTGTCGGCTTCTCCGGCCCTGCGCTTCACGTCGTCGTAGTCGGCGTGCTTGGCGCGTTCCCGTGCCAGACGCTCCTTGACGATGCGGTTCACGTCCTCCTCGGAATATGAGCGCTGTCGCCGATCTGAACCATCAGGCGTGGAAGGCGCCCCGCCTTCGTCCTGCTGATCCTTTGTCTGCGTCTGGTCGGCCATCTGTTCTTCTGCCATGGTTATGCTGGCTCCTTATGCTGTTTTTCCGCGCTGACGCCGCGCGTGGACGGCCATTCTTGTTGCGATGCGCATGGCTGCGCCCACCCAATCGATACGAATGAGTGTGAAATCCGTGGATATGAGAAAAGCCACTCGAATGAGTGGCTTCATATCGTTCTGGTGCAGTCAGTCGAGAGGTATGACCTCGGTGCCGCTGTCCATGAGATAATCATGGAATTCCTGACTCTCCTCGCGGAACACGTCATCTTCCTCTCGCAGAAGCCGGAACAATGGCGTGATGGAGGTGGGGTTGATTCGCTGTTCCATGATGGCTTCGCAGCAGGTTTCGACCGACAAACCCGGACCATCATGGTCGAGAAGGTCCTGTGCAAGGTCGGCGCCATACGAGTCTCCATGTTCACGCAGTAGGGCGATCATGGCGGAGGCCAGTTGTTCGTGATGCCGATAGGCGAGACTTACTTGTGCCGACCCCATGTCTACTCCTTTCCGACAGGGAACATGCTGGTGACGCGCGCCGGGCCTTTGCCCGCCTGAGAAAAAGCCACCTTGATTTCGATGCCATCGATTGTACCCGAGACAACGCCTCGGCGCTTGCCGTCGGCGAGGATCCGTGCGATAGTTGCGCGATTCTCCTCCGAGTCGAGAATCGCGATGCCGGCGTCCCGTATATCGTCGGACGTCCAGTGCTCTGGGAATTCGATGGCTTTTCCTGGATTCTGCCACCCGTACCCGTGCAGGTGTCCGCCTCCATCATTCGAACCGTAGAGGATGTGGTTCCATTCCTTGGCACGGATGATCAGCGGCAGGTCGGATGGCCATTGCGGGGGCTCGGCAGGTTCTGGAGGCGGGATGAGGTCGAGCGATGAATGGGTGAAGTCGTGTTTGCGCATGGCCTTGACGCGGTTCGCCCGCCAGAGGCCGTATCGGAGGCTGTTGTCCTTGGTGAACTTAGCATCATCCTTGAAGACGCCGTCCGTGAGCCTGCTTGGGTAAAGCCGGCGCATCTCATCGCATATCTCTCTGGCTGAGGTGCCTGACGCCTTGTTTTTCGCCGCCTCGTACATGGCCATGTAGTATTCGGGATTGTAGGCGTTGAACTTGTAGACGCCCCAGCTGGGGATGACCCTGCAATCGTCGTTCGCATGGAACGGCTTGAATTTACCGGCCATCTCCTCGCTCCAGTAGGCGAATCCACGCGACGCGCACATGACACAGAACGCGCATGTGTACGCGCCGCTCGGCACACGTGCGTAACGCGGTTTCGTAGGGTCTGTGGCCGTGCTGCGCATCGTCGTGATGCGTGCCGTCACGCTGACGATCTGCGAGGCGTACTGATAGGCCTTCATGTAATCGTTCTTCGTGAACAATGGCCACAGGTCGTCTATGGTCTTCCCGGCGCGGGACCGTCCCGCCATGACCTGCTTGTAGGTCAATCCGTTGAAATCCGTATTGGCGAAACCGCCCTCGATCTGCCAGACCGCACGGTTGGCGTCCACGGAGACCGGGGAGAACTGGGGGAAATCCACCCCGACGTACTGCTGCCACGTGTCGCGTACGTTCTGGTAGTACTGGCCGGTCAACGTGTTCGCCGCGTCGGCGTACCGTTCCATCGCCGCCCGGACCAGTTCCGGCGATTCGCCGTCCCACACCATGCCGGAGACGAGGTTCCCGGCCTCCTTCTCCAATTTCGACAGCGTGTCTACATAGTCGTCATACAGATCGTTCAGGTCCAGTTCCAACTGTCGGCGTTTCTCCACCGACAGATTCAGGCTGTCGTAGTACATTCACGCCTCCGGCCATGTCGCTGCCCCTGATGTTGTCGAGAATCTTCGACGCGTTTGCCCTGCGCTGGTCGGCCTTCAGGCGAATGATTTCGCTGCGGCTCAATCCTGCGCGGGTCAAGCCCACGTCGCTGTCGCCGAATCCGGTGATGGAAGCGGCGAGCTTGCTGTACGCGTCCGCGCTCATGCTCGTCGCCGGCATGCTCGGGTTCATCCAGTCGACCTGAAGCTTGAGGAGTTCGGCCTCGTCCACGGACGGGTCCCGCATGCGCACCGCCATGCGGATCGTCTCGAGGATGCTGTCGCCGAAGTCCCTATCCGCATGCTGCGCCTCGATGATGAGGTCCTCACGTTGGGCCTCCGTCGCCTCGGCGCTGGTCGGGTTCGAGTCCGACACCACGCCGAGGCTGGACGCCGGGATGTTGACAGCGGCGGCGAACATCGCGGCCCAGGACTTCAGCATCGTCAGATGCGGGTCCATGGTCGAAGCCGACAGCTGCACCACGGACGGGGAGTCCCCGTCGATGTCCTTGCTGATCGCGTTCCACCGTCCCATGTACAGCCCCAGCGCCTTATCGCTGCTCATGGATGCGATGTCATCGCTGGTGCCGAGCAGCAGGATTTTCGGGAACGAGTAGAACTCGGCGTTGCCTTCGGCACGGCAGATGGTACGGTTCGCGCCGTCGATGATGCGCATGGCGTCCCGACTGATGCGGGACCTTCCCAACGGTTTGATCTGTGTGGGCTTGTAGGCGAGACGGAACGCCATGCACCTGCCGTCCACGGTCGGTTCGGGCGTGGCGTCAGCCGGTATGGCCCATTCCCCGTCATGCTTTTCGATGAGGATGTTCCGTTCCGGCATGTACAGCATCAGGCCGGTGGCGTTGCCGTGCTTGTCCTGGTCGCAGATGCTCATGCACGCCTTGATGCGGCGATTCGGGTAGTCCCATATCGCCGCGGATGCTTCGGCCGTGTGGGTGCGGATGGTCGGCCGCCCGTCCGCGGCGCGGCCGACGGTGAGGAACGAACAGCCATGAATGAGCGCGGTCTGAATGGCCTGCTGGAGAACGCTCGTGAATCCGATGGACGCCATGAAATCCTGCAGTCCGAACGGGTCGTCCATGCCGGGTGCGACGAATCCCTCGAACACGCATAGTTCCATGAGCATGTCCACGGCCTTACGCGCCCATCCAAGCGGCGTGTAGTTCTCCGTAATCGACTTCGGCATCGTCAGCCCGAAATCCTTTAATGGCTCCTTGGCCTCGTAGTATGCGGTGAGCGTGGCATTGCGTTCGGAATAGCGCACCCATGTGTCGCACAGTTCCGCCAATAGGCCGAGCTCCTCGTCGAAGAGGCCTTCCACATGCGAGGGGGCGACCAGCTTGAGCCTGTTCGCGCTGACGCCTCTCTCCCATCCTTTCGGGGACATGGTGATCTCCGACATCATGCGCCTCCTATGATCTGTCTCCTGTTGGGGTTGCGTTTCGTGATGTAGGTGCCGTAGAGGGCGAGCGTGACCGCGACCAATGGGGATATGTCGATGTCCGAGCCGGTCTTGTTCCAGCCGAACGCGCCCGACGTGCCGATGCCGCGGGTGGTGGCGTTCGCGACCGCCGAGGCCAACGCGGGCTGTCGGTCGTCTGCGAGGTGGGTGAGCTTGTGGTCGCGCAGCATGTCGAGCAGGCGCCCGCAGGCGCGTCCCATGTCGCCGGCGTTCGTGACGATCACGCGCACGTGCCGGGCCTTGAGATCGGGCAGGAGCGCCATGGCCGGCGACTGGCCGTCGACCACCACGCTCGCGGCGCGCGGCCAGTGTTCGGCGATGTAGTCCACCGCCCATGCCGTGCCCTTCGCCCTCGTGGATTCGAAGGCGCGCAGTTCCACATGCGCCGAACCGTCCGCATGTCTGACCGCGCCGCCGATCGCGAGCGTGCTCCGGTCGGGGCTCATGTCGAGCGCATAACCGGTCAGATCGGTCTGCGTGGGCGCGGCCGGCGTCTCGATGGCCGAGTCCTTCCATTGCTGCGGGTCGATGGCCGTATGCGCCGCCGTCTCGTCCCATATGCCCAGCGCCTCGCGGCGGAAGCTGTCGGGGGCCATGAGGTTGCGCATCCTGAGGATCGCCGTCTCGCTGGTGCGCCTCGGATACGAGGGGTTCGCCCTCGCCCACTGTTCGCGGTCGTCGGGGTCGGCGTCCCGGGCGGCGGCCAATTCCACGTACACCATGCCGTCCGCGCCGGCCAATGCACTGCGCCGCTTCTCCTCGAACACCTCGCACTGGTCGCCCGGCTTGGGCGGGTTGCCCAGGAACACGACCAAAGGATCGGGCGACGTGTTGACCACGGGCAGCATGTTGTCCAACGCGCGCACGGTCAGGATCTGCGCCTCGTCGAAGATCTCCACATCCACCGAATGCAGGCCCCGGCCGAACCCGTTCTCGCGGGCGCCGAACATGATGCGCGAGCCTCCGCGGAACACGATCTCCTGCTGGCCGTTCGCACGCCGGATGCGCTCCACGTAGCGGGCGAGCAGCCTGTTCTTCGCGAGGTCGCACAGGTCCGCGAACGTCTCGTCGCTGGTGCGTGTGTGGTGGGCGGTCCAGATGACCTTCAACCCCGGCCTGAGCACGCATTTCAAGAACATGGCCGTGCCGAGCGTGAACGTCTTGCCGATCTGCCGGCACGAGGAGACGACGGTGCCGCCCTCCCCGCACGCGTACCGGCCATCGGCCCGGCGGGCGAAAAGGAGGTACAGGAGTCCCTGCTGCCACAGGTCGTAGCGGATGCCCGCCCTGACGGCCACCTTGTTCAGTCGGGTGAAATCACTGGACACGATGCCCGACGGCCGGACCAGGCGGGCGGCGATCTCAGACAACCGACGCTCCGACATCCGCATCCACCTCCGAATCGTCCATGAGACCATCGAGCAGCGGGTCGCCGCCGCCCATGTCCTCCAGTTCACGGCACACCGCGATCAATTGCCTGCTGATTGCCGGCAGGGCGTTCGCCGGCGTGCCCGGATCATCCAACGCGGCCTGGAGCCGGTCGCGGTTGTGCCGCAGCACGTCCTCCAGCTTGCCGTCCATCATCCGGTCGAACTCGCGGCCCGTCAGCGGAGCGGGCTTCGTTTCACGCTTCGCCGTGGACTTCGCCGAGTCGCGGGAGGGGATGGCCTTGTCCTGACGGGCGCGCTGCGCGGCCTTCCGGCACGCGGCGCCGCAGTACTTGGCGGTCGACCGCATGCCCGAGGGCAGTGGATTGCCGCAGTGGGCGCATGTTCGCATCTGTGACACCTCCAATCTGCCGTGACATGTCACGGATGCAAACCGCGGGGAGAGAACGGCCCTGCGCCCGAGGTGGCCATGAAGGCCGGGGTGGGGTGGGTCCCCGTGGGTCACCAGTCGCCGCTGGTCGCCAACGGCAGCGACGTGGCGTTCGGCGTTGGTCTGTGTGCGAGCCGGGCGCGTGCGTAGTCGTCGCTCCGGTTGCTTTTCAACCGGTTGCAGCGTCGGTGCGTCAGCCGGCAGTTCGTGAAGCTCAATGGGTCGCCGCCCCGGCTGACGGGGATGATCTCGTCGACCTCCGGGCTCATCGGATGCGGTGTCCTGAGGTTCTTGTCGACGGGCCGGCCGCAGATCGCGCACGTGTCGTAGGCGGCGAGGACCCGCTTGCGCAGCTGGTCGCGCCGATGCCCGTTGCGGCGCCTCGGATTGCCTCGCCCCATGGCATGGCCGTCCTTCATGTGTGTTGTCGTGTGGCGGGAGGACATGATTCGCGGCGGGGTTGGAGTCCGCCGCGCCCGGCCGGGTAGCCTCCCATGAAAATGGCCGGATATGCGAAGACCCCGGAGGGTCACCTTCCGGGGTCTCACACTATTCTCGATACGAGAGTATACCACGGTGCGGCCCCAGTCTACTCCCGCTTGGAAAACGCCATCGCGTTGGAGAGGACCTCGCGGATGGAGAACTCGTAGTATCCGCCGTCAATCGCCTTCGTGCTGGGCAGTTTGCCGCGTTCTATCCAGTGCCGGACCTGTTTGCGGCTGATCTCGTACCCGTAGTTCTCGCGAAGCCATTCGGAGAGTCCTGCGGGCGTGCGGGTCAGGTGCGTGGCCTCGACCCTTCTGCGCGCCTCCTCGCGTATCTCGTCCGTGTCGAGGAGCGTGCCGCATTTGCAGATGCGCCAGCGTTCGCCCCTGGCGGCGGTGGCCTCTCGTCCGCATGCCGGGCATGCGCCGATGATGCGGCGGGTGCGGGGCACGCGGTCCACGACGGGGCCGATGCGTGCGACGGCGTGTTGGATGCGGTGCAGATGGTCGCCGGCGTGGGGTGCGCGGCACAGGACCGCGAGATGCGACGCCATGCGTGGTATGAGCCGGTGCCATCGGTCGAGCCAGGTGAAGCCGGCGTCCACGCACGCGTCCTGCAGCAGGTCCTCGGTCTCGTCGAGCATGTCGCACAGGTGTTCGTTGACCGGTGTGGGCGCGTGCCCGTCGCCGGGGTGGCGTCGGCGTTCCGACGCGAGCGTGTAGCGGCCCTCGGCGCGCTGGCGGAGCAGCCGCATGAGCGTCATGAGCCGGCGCAGTGCGGCCGCGTAGTCGCGGCGGCATGCCGGGCACAGGGTCCACGGCCGTTCGATCCGGTTGCCGCAATGCTGGCAAAGGCGGTTGTCCAAGGCGATACCCTCCGTGATCGGCTACAATGGTTGTGTTGTCCGTGCCCTCCGCCATTTCGCGGAGGGTTTCGCCTTTTCGACCGTCCTTAGAGGTCGTCGCCCCCGTCGGCGTGGTCCCAGTCGCAGGAGAGTCCGATGCCGTGGGAGCCCGCGTCCTCGATGCAGTTGACGCGGCGTGTGTCCTCGAGCGTGATCGTGCATTCCCTCGGGCCGTAGCCGTCGGCGTCCGCGCATTCGGCCCGCGTCGCGGGTCCGGCCGTTTCTCCGGCGCAGCCCGTGAGCAGGATGATGGCGGTGATGGCGACGGCCGCGGCCGTGAGCGTTTGCAGCTTGCGCCGTGTCCTGTTTGTCATGATTCCTCCTCTAAGTCGTCTTCGTCGATTGGATTGGCGCGGCACCATTCGCATAGCCCGTCCACGACGTCGGTGTCATACTCTCCGCACATGGAGCACTGTTCCTCCTTCCCGGTATAGAACAGGTCCATCACGGCGTCGGCCTCCTCCACCGGGATGCGGCTGAATGGCGCATATCCCTCGACGTCTTTGGTGAATCGCTTGACGGGCTCTTCCAGAGTCCACGAGCAGAGGTCGTTCACCATCATCGCCTTGTCGTTCTCCGGGGTGACGATCCATATGTCGCCGTCGCGATCCTGCCAGAGTCCGGGCCGGTTTGGCTTCTGCCTCATGATTCCCCCTCGGATGGCACGTCCTCCATGCCGATCTCCCCGGGCCGGTAGTGGCGCAGGCTTCGGGCCGTGGCTTCGAGGAGGCTTGCGAACTTGACGCGGTTTTTCTCGTCGAGGTCGCTGTTGATGCTCACGTCGGCCAGTTTGTCGTTCGGCCTCAGGTGCATGACGGCGATGGTGCTGCATCCGATGGTGTCGGGGTAGGCGAACTGGACGACGAGGTTGCATGCCCGGCCGGTCAGGTCCATCATGCGGCCGTCGGCGAGCAGTGCGATGGGCAGGTCGGTCCCCGGGTCCGGGTGCTGGTTGCTGTTCTTCTCGTTTGTCATGATTCCTCCCTGTGTCCGGTGAGTCTGTCGGCGATGGCGAGCAGGTCCTCCATGTCGGGTTCGTCGGCGTCGTTGACGCTGGGAGCGAGGGTGAGGCCGAGGGCGTCGAGGGCGACGGCGAGGTCGTTGGCGAGATTGTCGACGAGGCGTTTGCGGTCGCGGTCCGGGTGGCTGGCGGCGAGGTACTCGACCTGCACGCGATGCCATCCGGCGTCTTCGAGGCGGCGCCGGGCTTCGTCGATGGTGGTGTCCTGCATGTCCTTGGCGGTGAAGGTGATGGTGATGCGTGAGGGTGAAGATGATGGTGAGGGTGATGCGTCCACGGTTGTCGCCTCCTATCGTTCTACGTGGATGTCGGTGATGGTGTCGAGCCGGATGGTGATTCTCATCGCCGGTCCCCTTCCGTCCTGATGAGGGCTTCGGCGAGTGTGTCGGCCATGCGCATCTCCTTGAGGACGTGTTCCATCTGGGCGAGCATGACGGTGTCTCCACTGTCCTCGGCGGCCTGGCGCGCCGAGTATGCCCATGATTCGGCCTGGTTGAGGTGATACCGGTAGTAGAGGCCGCGGACGTGGTCGCCTTCCCCGTCCGGATATGGCGGCATGTCGTCGTCCGATTCGGTTCCGTCGGCCCCGTCCGGGTCGGTTTCGTGACGGATCATGGCCTCCATGTACCGGTACTGGCCCATGAGGTAGCGTGCGTCGGGCTCGCCTTCGGCGTCGTCCCTGAAGGCGGGGATGACCGTGATGCCGGTGAAGCCGTCGTCGTCGAGCATGGTCCTGATGTCCTTCAGCGATTCGTCGACGCGGATGCCCCGGCAGGGGTACCATGCCACCACGAGCCGTCCGGGGTGCTGTCCGGCGAGGATTCGGAACCGTTCGATGACCTTTTCGGCGGTATTGTCGTTCATTGCTGCTCCTTCTTGGATTGTTCGTATTGGCGGATGATGTCCGTGAGGGCCTGTTCGGTGACGAACGGGACGAGGGGCGCTATCTCGTGGGGCGTGTATCCGCGTTCGTGCAGGGTGATGATCTTGCGGATGGCGGATCGCCTCATCTGCCCTCCCGGTCGTGGTCCGTCGGGTTGAACACGCCGATGCTGCGGTATGCGAGGGCGGCGGTGTTGGGTCTGCCGGTGATGATGACGTCGACGGGCAGGTCGTGGTCGCCCATCACGGTGACGGGTCCGATGCGGCGTCCGGTGAGGCGTCCCTGCACCGTGGTGCCGTTCCATGTGCATGCCATGTATGGCAGTCCCTCCAGTTCGTCGGCGCTCATGTTGCGCCAGTCGGCCCATGCGCTTGAGGTCATGGGCGGTCCTCCTCGCGGGTCACGCCGGCGCGGATGCGTCCGCATTCGTCGATGGCGTCGAGGATGTCGTTCGCGATCCGTTCGGCCTTGCCCAGCGGGAGACGGTATTGGATCTTGTCGGATGCGGTGCATCCGCCGCTGTAGGTGCGCAGGACGTTCAGGAGCACGCTGTTGCCGTGTTCGCTGGGTTTCGCGTTTAGGGTGATGTTGATGTGGATGCGACGGTTCATCGGGTCTCCTTGAGGATGGTCGTCAGGCTGGTGCCGCCGATGGGGGCGGGTGCGCCGGTCCTGTGTCGTGCGGCGTTGGAATGTCGGTCCGGGGTTTCGACCTGTCGGATGTTCCGCCCCGGTGAAACGTTTTTCTCGGCTTCGTCCGGGGCTTCGCCGCGCATTCTGCGTCGTCGGTACTCCCATGACTGCGAGGCCGTCAGGCGGCGTTTTTCGCATTCGCGGCCGATCTGGGCCTCGGTGGGCCTGCCCTCGCTTCGCATGCGGCGGACGATGGCGTTGATGTCGCCGCTGCCGCACCAGCGGCCCTCGTGGTCGGCGGCGTAGAAGCGTCGCAGCGCCTCGCGCGCCTCGTCGGCGGTGATGTCCGAGCGCAGCTCCGCGTGGAACGCGTCGAGCTGGAGGTCGTCCCACTGGGCGTTGCCGTGGTGCGAGTTGCGCAGGCTGAGCAGCGCCGCCGCCTCACCTTTGGTCAACATGCTGTTCTCCGTTCTTTCGCTGGTATTCCGCCCTTTCGGCGGGTGTCATGTATTTCCACGTGTTCGCCATGTTCGCTTCGAGGTTGCGTTGCGAGCGGCTTTTCGCGTCCGGGTCGGGCGACGCCCTGGGACCGGTCGGCCGTCTGGGCGGCTGGGGGTCGTCGAGCCAGTGTTCGCCGTCGAGCCAGTTGGCGGGCGTGAGCGTGTACCGGGGCTCCCGGTTGGGGTCCTTGGCGTACCGGTCGGCCATGGCGAGCAGGTGCTCGTGGCCGGTCTTGCGCCGGGCGTGGCGCCATGCGTCGAACGCCCGGCGCTTGCCCTCGTGGCGCGGGTAGGCCGTCCAGAACTGCTCGAACTCGGCCGTGTAGGCGTTCCCGCCCCCCGGACGGTCAGGCCCGGATTCGTCCCGCGGCCGTGAGGGGGTTTGGGGGAGAGAATCTTCGTTAGAAGATTCTTGGTTTTGGTTTTGGTTTAAACCAAGGCACTTCTTCCGAACGGTTTTCGAACGTTCGGCGTTTGTTCGCCCGTTGTTCGGGCGAACATCTTCCGAACGGTTTTCGTCCGGCTCCGCCTCCGTGTCCTCCTCGTTCGTCTCCGGTTCGCCGGAACGCTTCGAGCGTCTGCGGCGCATGCGCTCCCTCGCCGCCTCCTTGTCACGCTCCACGTCGTCGCGGCTGTTCTGATGCTTGAGGTAGTCGTGGATCCGATACGAGCCCGAGCCGTCGTCGCACTCGTCGAGCAGGCCGAAGGCCACGAGGTCGGCCACGTCCGACTCGTCCGCGCCGATGCGGCGCAGCGCCCGCCTGGAGAGCACGCCGTCGTTGAGCTCGTCGGAGCAGTAGGAGATGGCGAGCGTCCACATGGCGAACGCGTGCGGGTTGGCGTCGATGAGGTCGTTGATCTTGTCGTTGAGCCACAGGCCGTTGCTCAGCCTCGCGTATCCGCTCCTGGGCATCATCGGCCTCCCTTCCGTCGTTGCTGGATCCATTGGTTGAGTTCGGGCACCGCCATGGCGGTGTCGTACAGGTGCAGGTTCGGGCCGGTGTCGGCGGAGCAGTCGAGCGACCATTCGATGCGGTCGCGTCCGCGTCCTCGCCGGCTGGTCCTGTCCGCGCGCCGGCCGGCGATGAACGTGCCGCCGCGGCTACGCATCGTCGGGCCCCAATGGCAGGCCGTGGTTGAACAGGCGGAACACGGTGGCGCAGTCCGCGCCGATGAGCCTAGGATTGCGCGGCAGCGGCGTCAGGGGCGCGTCGTGGAGCCAGTCGAGCCCGACGCCCTCGGCGAGGTTGTCGGCGAGCAGCCTCCAGGTGCGGCGTTGGATGACGGCGAGCTGACGGCCGCCGGCCATGTGGTCGCGGTCGGTGACGCGGTCGCGTTTCTTGACGAGCACCGGCCAGTCGCTGCCCACGACCGCGGCCTCGTACAGGGCCTCGTCGAACTCGCGGCGCACGCCGCGGGGCCTGCCGTCCGGGCCGTTGGCGGTGCTCTTGCATTCGATCACGACGGGCTGGCCCATGTAGAACAGGTTGCCGATGTCGCCGCGGTCGAGCCGTCCGTGCGTGCGCAGACGGCAGATGCGCGGATCGGCGAACGCCCATTGCAGCCATCGTTCCATCTGCGCCTCCAACTGGTATCCCGCCTGCTTGGCGCTGCGCCTGTTGCGTGCCATCACAATTCCAATCCGTATTCCTCGAACATGTGTTCGTCCCGATAGCGGCAGCGGCCGGACGGGTCCAACGCCATGCCGCACACGGGGCAAACGCGGTCCCGTCCGTCATCCTCGCGGGATTCGCCGGCCATCAGAAGTCCGGCTCCCCGAAGCCGTCCGCCCGTCCGGCGCCGCCCCACGGGTCCGCGCCGGACGCCTGCGGCTGCGACTGGCCCCGGTCCGCGCCGGCGAAGCCGGATGCCGGGGGCTGGTCGTCCTTCCGGTGCAGGAATCCGAGGGCCTGCGCGTAGACGCGCAGCTCGCTGCCCTGGGTGCCGTCCTTCCTCGTGTAGAAGCGTTGGGACAGCAGGCCGGTTACGAGCACCTTCGAGCCCTTATGCACCCATGGCAGTTCGTGGGAGGCGGCCGGCGAGCATTCCACCGTGACCCACATGGTGCCCTGGTCGACCCATTGGCGCTGCTGGTCGTAGTAGCCCTGGGAGACGCCCACGCTGAACGTGGTCACGGTGTTGCCATTGTTGAACGTGTGGGTCTCGGGATCCTTGCCCACGTTGCCCTTGAACGCGATGTTGACGGCCATCACTCACCGCCCGTCTTCGTGCCGTGGTCCATGTCGTCGAGGACCTTGTCGATCTCGGCCTCCGACATGTCGGCGTATCCGGGGACCTGCCGGCCCACGATTCTGGAGATCGTCGCGCACGCCTCCCGCTCCTCGGTCACGCCGAGGGCCTTGAACCGGTTGGTCAGGTCGAACAATTTCGCGTTGACGCGATCCTCCGCCGACGTGGAATCGTCGCCGGGGTCCGGCTCCGGTCCGTCGATGGTGGCGTCCATGACGGGGGTCATGGCGTCGTCGATCTGCGGGGCCAGCACGCTGCTGTAGTCGGGCGTGGTCTCGTCGACCGTGGTCGCGGTCTTCGCCTCCACGGAGACGGGCAGGTACTTGAAGCTGCGGCGGATGAGCGTCTTCAGGCCCATCTCCACGAAGTTCGTCGCCCACGGGCCGGTGATCTTGTTGCCCTTGTACTTGCTTCGCGGCGCGTACCGGTCACGGTAGGCCTCAAGGTCCTTGCGGCTCATGTAGCTGGCGTACCGGCTGCCGTTGGGAAGGTCGATCGACAGGAACACGAACTTGAGATGTTCGGGCGAGTGGTCGGCGTCGAGGTTGATCTCGTCGGGGCATTCGATGAAGGGGGTGCCCTTCTCGTCCATCCTCAGCTTCACTCCGTCCTGCTCGTACACGGCCACCGGCTGCGCGTAGATGCCGCTGTTCTCCAGCAGTTTGAGCATGCCCTTGTAGCCGATCACGAACGTCGCGTCAGGCTGTCCTCCGTGGTTCTTGTTGCCGTAGGGCAGGATGTACGCCTGTCCGAGCCCGTCCACGTTCGAGGGTTTCAGTCCGAGGGCGGCGCATTGCATGAAGCAGCTCAGCACGCTGACCGGCGTGCACTGCTTCAGTGCGGGCTCCCGGTTGATGGCGCTGATGCAATACTGGAGCAGCATGTCGGGCTTGAGGTTGCCGCCGATGACCTTTTCGATCTGCGGCCAGGCGTTGCGCACCATGTCCCTGATGTCCCGCGCCGGGTCGGCCTGCACCATCTGCCGGCCCTGCGTGGCCTGCGTGATCTGTCCCATGTGTCTAGTCCTCCTTGAGTGTCTTGAATCTGAACGTGCGGCCGTTGGATTCGGCGACCTTCCGCACGTAAGCCTTGCGGTGGTACGGCTTGTACGTGGCCTCGAAGCCGGCGCAGCGGATGCCCTGCCGGTCGCCTATGGCGACGATGAGGGCGTCCCTGAGCGTGGCCGTCTCGTCCTTGGCGTCGGAGAGCCGTTCCTGCGCCTTCGCGTAGCGGGCGAACAGTTCGCGCAGCTGCGGGTCGTCGTCGGCGCTGGCCACGCCTTGGGACGGTTCGGGGTACGCCTTGGCGACGTCGCCGCCGGTGAGCATGGGCATCTCGTCGCGGGTGACGAACCCCCAGAACTCCTCCGCGGCGTGGATGACCGTTTCGATGTCCTGCTCGTCGCGGTCGAAGCGGACCTCCACCGGCTCGGCCTCGCCGATGTCGGCGTAGAACACGCCCCAGGTGAAGCCGGTCGCGGCCATGTAGTGCGTGACCTGCGCCATGTAGTAGCCGGGCGCCCTGAGGTTCCCGTCCGTGTCATGCCAGTCGGTGCGGCCCCGGCCGGCGTTGGCGGTCTTGATCTCCAACACGCCCCATGATTCCGTTTCCGAATCCCAGATGAACCCGTCCAGCGAGGCGTGCAGCACGGGGTGGCTGCGGCTGATGATGCCGATGTCGGTGCCGTCGGTGACCTGCCATTCGGGGTGCAGGCGGCGGAACCGGCGGCGCAGTTCGGCCTCCAACGCGTTGCCCCTGACCACGCTCCACTTGTCCGAGATGTCCTCGTGCGCCCGGCGTCCGGTCTTCTCCAGCCACAGGTCGTATGGGGTGGCGTACCGGTTGAGCCCGAGGATCGTGGCCATGTCGCTGCCGCCCACACCCTCGGCGCGGGCCTTGAGCCATGCGTCATGGCGTGCGGCCTTCGTGCGCTGCCTGAACCGCCGCACCATGTATGCGTCGGTGTCCTTGATGGTCATCCGCTTCGCCATCATTCGGCCTCGTCTTCCCCGGATTCGTCGGGGTTCATCGCGAGTTCCGTTTCGAGCAGGCGCAGGTGGCTGAACGTGAGCATGATGGAGGAGATGCCGCGGTGCGCGGCATTGGCCTGCGAGTAGTTGCCGCTGTTCATGAGGGTGTGTTCGACGAGTGAAAGCGCGTTGTATGCGGCGGTCAGCTTGTGTCGCATCCACTCGATTTCGTACGTGTGCAATGTGGCCTTGTCTTCCATGGTGGTTTCCTCGCTGTTTCCGGCTTCGGGTTCAGAATCAGTTTCAGTTTCAGTTTCAGGATTAGTTTCAGAATCGGGTTCGGGTTCGTCGTGCTGGTCCAATACCCATGCGACGGCGTCGTCGACGCTCAGCCGTCCGTCGGCGGCCAGCCGGTCGAGGACGCGCTGCCACGTGTCCGGGTCGTCGATCTGCCGCCTCTTCCAGGCGAGCGCCTGTGAGCGTTGCGCGGCCTTGAGGTCGTTTGCGGGCGTGGCGCAGAATTCGTTGAGCTTCTGCTGTGAGTAGGGCATCAATCGGTCTCCTTCGCTGTGATGGGGGCGTCAGGGCGGGGCGTGTTATGCCGCGAGGGTCCGGGACTGGTAGCCGTTGGCCTTCAGCCACCGTTCGGTCGTCTTGACGGGGTAGAGGACGCGCCGGTTGTCGTTCTTGCAGCCCTCGCGCTTCGGCCCGAGCTTGATGAACGGCAGGCCGGACTGCGTGCCCAGGGTCCGCCATTTCGCCAGCGTCTTGACGGTGGGGCTGCCGCCCGCCAGCTGCGACACCTGCGTCGGCGTGTAGTAGAGTTGCGTGACCTTGCTCATGACCTCACGTCCCATCCGATCCAGTGCCAGATCAGGGAGCTGGCGAGCAGGAACGCGAGCGCCAGGCTCGTGGCCTCCCATGGGCTGTATCCGTGCTGGTGGAACCAGATGGCCCATATGAACGCGACCACGCCGCAGACGGCGAGCAGGGCCGACAGGAGGATGATGGCGACGCCGGCGGCGATCATGGCGGCGTCGTGGCGGCTGGTGGGTCGTTCCTTGAGGTGTTGTGCCGTCTGTGGTGGTCTCGGCGGGTTCTGTTCGTTCATCGTGGTATCCTTTCCTTGGTTTTCTTCATTCGCTCCCGCCGTAAGGCGGGGGCTTTTTTGGTTTTGTGGGCGGGGTGTCGCGCTGGCACGGTCGGTGACGGGGCGAAGAAAGGTAGACCCCGTCTTCCGTGCCATCGTTCCCCCGGCATGGATCTCGATGCCGGGGGTGGCGTTGACGCGGCGCCCCTGAGTGGACCGTGCGGGAATCGAACCCGCTCCCGGCCTTTGCCCCGCGGCATGGTCCGCAGGATCTCGGCCGGGGGCCAGCCTGCCGGCCCCGAGGGGTGCCGGAACCGGCCGGGGAGAGAGTGAGAGTACGTAAAATCCTCCGGCCGTTTCCGCGCTGTTCGGTTATGGTTATTTGGTGTTAGCGACTTGTCCTTTGTCGATGCCGTCGCCAGGCCCGGGATGATCCGCCGACCGTTGATGGTTGGTTGGCTGTTCCAAGGGTTCTCCCGTAGGCCGTGGCGGCGGTCCGCCCGCACACGGGGGTTGCATCAAAAGCGCGCGGCGCATGGCGCCACCGTCTTCTCCCCCGGTGCGGGAGGTCCTATTCCTCCATGGAGCGCAGCCACCGGTCCATGGCCTCGCGGGTGACCTTGCGTTTGCCGGGCTTGCCGAGCCTGTTCGGGGGCCGGCACGTGTCGACGTCGCCGTTGTTGATGGCCCACAGCAGGCCCTTGTAGTCGAGCGAGTACACCTGGGCGGCCTGCGCCGGCGTCCATGCGAGCCGCTCCCCCAACGGGACACGGCTCATGTCCTTCAACGTCTCCTGATCGACAGTGACGTCCATCACGCCACCTCCCTGCGGGTAGAATCCATGCCATGGATTGGTGGAATCTGTTCTGGACCGGCCTCGGCGCCGTCGGCGGAACGTTCGGCACGGTCACCGGCCTCGTCGCCCTCGTCCAGACGCGCAAGGCGAACCAGCTCGCGCAGCGTGCCAACGAGCTGGCCGAGACGGCCAACCGTGAAGCCGGGACGGCCAACGAGCTGGCAGAACACGCGAACGAGATAGCTTTGGACGCCAATGAGGTCGCGAAGCGGGCGCTCCGGGTTGGCGCGGACCAGACCGTATACGATTGGACGGTCGGGGTCGAGGATGATGGCCGGACCATCGTCCTTCGTAACCACTGCGCACATGCTGCTGACGATGTCGCCGTCGCGGTTCGGTCGGGAGACGCAGCAATAGTCGACGCCACGTTCGACCATGTAGCTGGTTTTCGCGTACTGCGCCTCGATGCATCGCACACGGTCGACCAGATCGTCGAACATCAACGGAAACTCAACCCAGCTTTCCTTCACGGTCTTGCCATACGGTTCGAGATCGAGGCCCACGTGTCGTGGGTCAGCGAGCTCGGGATGCACCGAGACCAGGTAATCAACGAGACTGTCCGCTGTGAGCACTAGCCGCTCCATCGAAACGCCGTAACCCATCACGCCGCCTCCTTCCGGTCGAGGAGGATGCGGGCGATGACGGTCTGGATGTTGCGCAGGTCCGTCTTCGTGAGACGGGCCAGCCCCATGCTCATGGGCCCCTCCGGCCCGTCGCCGCGGTCTATGCCGAGTTGCAGCGTGCATAGGAACGGGTATCCTGGCGTCTCGTCGCCGGGCTGGCGGAACAGCTCCACGCGCTGCCCGCTGTCATTCACGTACGCGAGACCGTTCTCGATCTTCTGGATTCGTCCGCTCATCGAGTCTCCTTCCGGTCGGGCGCGTAGTCGCGCAGGAGGACGGTCTTGTCGTCGGGTTCGTCGTCGGCCCGGAACGCCTCCGCCATGTTTTCGGCGACCATCGCGCCGACCGTGCGGTACATGCTCAGCAGGTTCGGGGGCCGGCACACCGTGAGCTGCGGGGCGGCCCCGTCCGCGCGCCGGACGAATTCCGCCTCCGCAAGCTGTATGCACGTGCCCGCACCGTCATCGACCGTGAGACTGAAATGGACGCCGCCCATCACTCCACCCCCTTGCCAGCGAGCGCAGAACGCTCGGAGGCCTTCGTCAGGACGTCGAGGGGAACGCCGGTGGCTGAAGATATTTGAGCAAGCTCCAGCACAGTGAATGGCGAGATGCCAGGATTCTCCAGCCGCCGATTCAGTGTCGTACGGGCGATGCCCGTCTTTTCCGAGGTCGCCAGAACGCTCAGATCGGCGCTCTCCATGGCTTTGGCAACGTTGTCCGCCACCGTCTTTGCATACTCGATAATGTCCATGCCTGCCATAGTACTGCCCAAATGGGCAATGTCAAGCTACGACACGCCCATTTGGGCAGTACTATAGTGCTGCAATGTGGTTATACTGTCCACATGGACATTAACGAAGCAACGGCAAAGGCGCTATCGGCCGAACGGTCCGCAGCCCATTTGACCATAAAAGACCTCGCGCAGAAATCAGGCGTACCCGAGCGCACACTCATCAGAATCCTGAAAGGCGAACGCAACATCAACGTCATGCAAGTGGCGCAACTCTCATCGGTCTTTGGAATATACCCCCACGAAATCATCGAGTCAGCCGAGCGCTACATCGAGAGGGACGAACGTGGGCCTATCGAATTAATCGACAACACCCCCGCAGATTCCCCCGTTCGTGCGGGTGACGCGCTCGCGGACCGCATCGCGGGTGCTGATGATGTTGAGGCGCGGGTGGAGGAGACGAGGAGGCTGTTGCGGGAGAATCCGATGGGGTTGGCGGCGAGCGAGGACGGGTTGAAGCAGGCGTACATCGAATACGGCGACGGCGACGAAGCCGCATAAGCACACACGGAACCACACAGGACTCTACGATGACACGCCTCGGCGCGTGACAAAAACAGGAAGGCGGCTTACCATGATTGATAACAGTACCCCGCACGCGAGCGCCCACGGCGCAGCGAACCAGGCGGGGTCGTTCTCTTTCTCCCCCATGAAACCGGCCCTGTCCTACAAGGAACAGGTGCAGCGCATGAGAAGCCGCGGCCTCATCATCGACAACGAAGACGAAGCCGTCACATGGCTGTCGAACCTGAACTACTACCGTCTGCGCGGCTACTGGATCACGTTAGAAGACAACGGGAAATTCCTTCCCGGGACCACCCTGACCGACATCCAAGCCATATACCAGTTTGACCAAAAACTCCGTTTGTGGCTGTGGCACGCCATCGGCCCTATCGAAATCAAGGCGCGCACCTCCTTCGCCTACCATCTCGGCCGAGCATGTGGACCATTGGCACACCAGACACCCGGATTCTTCACCAACGTCAAGGCGCACGCCCGGTCGATGAACGGATACGCGAGGGAACGCGCCCGCGCCGAACGAGATGGAGTGCCGTGCGTGGTGCACAACCTCCGCAAATACGGCGACCTTCCGATATGGGCCGCGGTCGAGATCATGTCGATGGGCACGGTCTCCCAGCTATACGGCAACCTGTCCACCCGGGCCTCTTACCCGGACGGCATGACGGTCTCACGCGCCATCGCACGGGACTTCGGCACCAAACCCTTCCTGCTTAAGAGCTGGCTGCGGCACCTGACCTACATCCGCAACCTATGCGGACACCACAGCCGTATCTATAACCGCGCAATGACCACCAAGGCAACGCTGCTCAAGGCCGACTCCCGATACGACGGCCCCAAGGCGTTCCCCACCATCATCACACTCAAACGCATATACGAACGCCTTTGGCAGAGAGAATGGGAGGACCTGGCCGACCAGCTCACAGGGATGGTCGAAGAGCAGCCATCCGTACCCCTTGCCCCGATGGGGTTCCCGAACGGCTGGCGAACCATCCTCCGAGGAATCCGAGACCACGACCCCGACACCGACGACATCGCATAAGACACCCCACCCTAAATGCGCGATAGATTCTAACCGTGTCGAATTCGACACGGTTAGAATCTACGCCCCCGTTCCATCCGATCTGACAGGAGGAATCATCTGACATGACCAGTGAACCGCAGGAGGGCAGCATCATCCTCTACCAGGCCGACGGGCACAACGTGCCAGTGCAGGTCACCTACGCCGACGACACGTTCTGGATGCCGCAAAACGGCATAGCCGACCTGTTCTCCGTCACCAAGCAGAACATCAGCTATCATCTGAAGAACATCTTCGACACAGGCGAGCTCGACAAAGATTCAGTTGTCAAAGATTTTTTGACAACTGCGGCCGACGGCAAACAGTATCACGTCGCGTTTTACAATCTTGATGCGATCATCGCGGTCGGTTACCGCGGGAAAGAGCCTGATTCTTTTGACATGTCGGGAGAGAGATGGGTATCATGGCGGTGAAGATCGGCGATAAGAATACCACGGGTGTTCTTCCCCGCAAGGGGATAGCCGGTCTCTATGTTTCCTCAGACCCTGCCCCACGGATACCAGACGGGCGCACCCATCTTCGCTTCTATGAACCGCTTGTAATGGCCGCTTTTCGCCCCATCGGACAAGACATGCCGTTGAATCGCCCACAATCCGTAATCCGCGATCTGAAGCCCGGCACTGGAATTCGAATCCCAGATATGAGGGATCACGCGTACCCGGCCCCTATCGAATTGGGCGCACACGTCACGGACCGCGTCACGGACCGCTTTCTCGCGGTTGCTCAGGTTGATCTTGGCGACGACCAGATGCACGTCGATACGGCTCGAACCGTCCCAAAGCTCGTTAACGAGCGCCCCAGTGTGATTGTACAGCGTCCACTTATACAGCCACAGATTGCCTCGCTGCTTCACGTAGCCGTATGCGCGTTGCTTCGCCATGAACGTCGCGAAGAAACGCACGGACGTCATGCCTCCTATGCATTCGAAGAAACACTGCTTCGTGTCCCTGCTGTCGTGGGACGCGTGAAACCCGCTCTGGACTCCGGTGCGCGCGGCCCGCGCATGAAGGACCTTCATGTACTCCTCGCCGTGGTCGCCTTCGAACACGGCACTGCCGAACGCGAAATACGGCTTGCTGTCGGGGTCATAGTCGGGCGTCCCCGTCTCGTCGAGGAAACACCAGTATTCAAGAACGTCTTCCATAGTCAGATGATTCTAACAGCAAGGACGGGGCATTGATGAGCCTGCCGGTGCCCGTCCGGCTGAACTACGGGCCCATGCGCATGCGGCTCTATGAGACCGCGCCCACATTGGAGGTGTCGAGCGGCCTGCTCGACGGCGACCTGTGCGGCATATACGATGCGGCCCGTGACGTCATCATCATCGACCGTCGCATGACCTACACGCGCAAACGCTGCACGCTCGTCCACGAGCTCGTCCACCGCGCCCACGGCGACATCGGCCACCAGCGGGAACTGCGCTGCCGTCTCCAGACCGCGCTCCTGCTCGTCGACCGCGACGCCTACATCCAGGCCGAACGGATGTACGAGGGCGACAGGTGGCTGATCGCCGACGAACTGGACCTCACCGTCGACGTGATCGACGACTACCGGCTACTGCTCCGATACGAAGGCGTCGGACGATAGCACACACATCCGCCATGGAAGGGAGAAAAAGGGAGACTATCCGGGGAGGGTTTGGGAGGAAAGACCCGGATGTCGTTGAAATCACGCGGTTTCCGGCGTAGGAACGGTTATTTGCGTTTGCGCTTCACGGCGTCGATTATCTGCGGACCTGCGGAGACGAATTGACCCTCTCAGCACGCTTCCGTCGATGCTGAGCCGGGTTCAGCAGACCATCGCGCTTCTCGCTATCCAAAGCGTCGGCATAGGAATCCTCCATCACGGACAGCAACGGAGTCAGATCCAGCGAACGATCCGCGACGATGCCTTTCTCGTCCTTTCCCATCAGATGCTTATACCGACACATGATTGATCTTTTCGAAAAATCGTCCACCCGCATTGCTGTGGAAAATTATGCACCCGGATGTTACATCTCGCCAAGTTCTCACCGGTTGACTTCAATACGCATGATGCGTATCATACATGTTATGAGGTTCAAGGAAATCGAGAAGATACTCCGCAAGGACGGATGGCGGCTCTACTCGCAGAGCGGAAGCCACTGCCAGTACACGCACCCGGACAAGCCCGGAAGGGTCACCGTCCCGAAGCACAACGGGGACCTTGCGCCGTTCACCGTCAAATCGATATGGAAGCAAGCCGGAATCAACGAAAGAAGGATCAAATGAAACTCGTCTACCCGGTCGTTCTCTACCCGTCTGGGGTCCCCGGCGGATACACCGTGCTCTGCCCGGACATGCCAGGCCTTGTCACCGAGGGCCGCGACCTGCCCGAAGCGCTCGACATGGCCGTGGACGCGGCCAGCGGATGGGTGCTCGGCGAGCTCGAGGAAGGCCGACGCGCCCCGCACGCCACCAACATCGCCGACGTGAAACCGGAGGAACCGGGCGGCATCGTCACCCTCATCAGCCTGGACATGGACGCATACGCTGAAAAATACGGCAAAAAAAGCGTACGCAAGAACGTGACCATCCCCGCATGGCTCGACACGTTCGGCGAACGCGAGGGAATCAACTACAGCCAAGTGCTGCGCGAAGGCCTTGAGCATCGATACAACGATCTGCAGAACGCGTGACCGGCCCGCACGAAGACAGCCCCGGCCGCTCTTTGCGAGCGCCGGGGCTTCGTTGTTGGTTTCGTCTATGCGGCTTCGTCGATGACGTCGGCGTCGACGACGTCGGTGGCGTCGTGGAGTTCGGGGATGGCCTGGCCGAGGAGTTTGGCGAGGCTTGCCGCGTCCCTGTGGGTGTAGTGGTTGGTCATGGCGATGCTGGTGTGGCCCATGATGGCGGTGCGTGCGTCGTCGGGCATGTTGGCGCGGGCGGTCATGCTGGCGGTCCAGTGGCGTGCCGAATGCACCGTCACCATCGGCAGCCCCGCCGCTTCGAGCGCCCTGCGCCAATGGTAGCGTTCCGTGGTGTTCCTCACGGGATTGCCCCGCGAATTGGTGAACACGAGTTCGCGCGGTCCGATGTTCAGCCTCCGGATGCGCGCCCACAGCCGCCCCCATAGGCTCTCCGACACGGGCACGAACCGTTGGGCCGCCCGCGTCTTGGGTGTGGTGAGCCACAGTACGCCGTACAGGTGCTCGGCCTTGAGCCATTTCGGTATCTCCACCTCGCCGGGACGGCCATAGGGCTGGATCTGCTGGCGCACGTTGATGCCGGGCACGCCGTCGCGGCGTTCCAGCTCGTACGGCATGAGCGCGTACCGCTCCCCCTCCCTCATGCCGGCCGCGAACGCGAGTTCGAACAGCAGCATCCACGACTCGTCCATGTCCGGCGTGGACCGTGGCCCACGCGGACCCGCGCCGCTTCCGGGCACGGCCTCGATCAGGCGTTTCGGCTCGTCCGGGGATAGGATGCGCGTCTCCGTGGGCTCCACGCGTGGAGGCCGTACCCTGCGGCACGGGTTGACGGGGATGAGCTCCTCGAGTTCGGCCTGGTCGAGCAGCATCTTCAGACTGGTGAAGTGCCCCCGCAGCGTCGACGGCGAAAGTCGCTCGGACAGGACGCGCATGCATCGGCGGACATGGTCGGCGGTCAGGTCCGCCATGCGTACGCCGCCGATCACGGCCATGCACGCCCTGATGCGGCATGCGCTCGTCTTGTACGTGGTCGGCTTCACCGCCGGCCGGTATTCCCCGAGCCAGCGTTCCGCATAGTCCCTCAGATACGGGGACCTGCCGCCGGGTGCGACGCCGGTGCGTTCCATCTCCGCGATCTTCGCTTCGAAGCGTTCGCGTGCGGCGGCCTTCGTGCGGCCCTTCGCCGTGACGTACCGGCGCCGTCCGGTGGCGGGGTCGTGGCCGATCTCGCGCCGGAACTCCCATGAGCCGTCCTTGCGGTGGATGATGCTGCCCGTGCCCTTCGCTCGTCGTCTTCCGTTGGCCAT